GATTGCACGCATGGCCACAGTCGCTGAGCAGCCCTTCGGCGCGTGGATGGCCGAGCATCGCCCGGAGTATCGCTGGGACGCGCGCCACTTCGTCGCGATGCAGCAACGCCTCGACCGGATCACCGCGGGCCTCGAGCGGCGGGTGTACTTCCAGGTGCCCATCCGGCACGGGAAGACGGAACACAATACGATCGGCTACGCGGCCTACCGACTGCAGCGCGATCCCCGCACCCGCATCCTCGTCGGATCGTACAACGACAAGAAGGCGCAGAAGTTCTCGCGCGACATCCGCCGATTTGCCGAACAGCTCGGCGTCGCGTTGTCCAAGGACCGGAACGCGGCCGGCGAGTGGGAGACCGCGGCAGGTGGGGGTGTCGTAGCAGTAGGAGCAGGAGCCGGTGTCGCCTCGACGAATGCGGACCTGATCCTGATCGACGACCCGATCGGCTCGCGTGATGATGCAGAGAGTCAGGCGAAGCGCGATCAGGTGTGGGACTGGATCACGAACGATATCCTCGCCCGCTGCGAGCCGCACACCGCCGTCGTGATGACCATGAGCCGGTGGCATCAGGACGACCCCGCTGGCCGCTTGAAGGATCAGCAGAGCGCACGCTGGACCATTCTTGACCTCCCCGCCGAAGCGGAGGAGAACGACCCGCTCAGCCGTGCAGTTGGTGAACCGCTCTGGCCTGAGCTCCGTCCCGCGTCCTGGCTGCAGGAGAAGCGCGAGGAGCTGGGTGCGTATGGCTTCGCGTCACTGCTGCAGGGCCGCCCGCGCCCGCGTGAAGGCGGGATGTTCAAGTGGGCCTGGTGGCAACTGCTCGACGCGATCCCCGCATCTGGTCACATGGTGCGCTATTGGGATCTCGCTGGCACGGAGCCGAAAGGCAAAGGCCACGATCCCGATTACTCGGCTGGTGCCCTCGGCTGTCGGATGCCGGACCTCCGCACGGCACTCGTCGACGTGACGCGCTTTCGCAAATCGATCCACGCGCGCGACGTCGAGCTCGAGACGATCGCGAAGGCCGATCTCGCTGCGTATCGCGGCCGGATCCGCTGGTGGATCGAGACGGAGGCAGGGATTGCAGGAGCCGATCGCACCGCGTCCCTCGTGCGTCGCCTTCAAGCCCTTGGGATGCCGGTCTACACGGAGCACCCCACCGGCAAGAAGGTGCATCGCGCCGAACCGCTCGCTTCTGCGGCCGAAGCGGGGAACGTCGTGCTCTGCCCTGGTGCGTGGCGGGATACGTTCCGCGCCGAAGCGGCCGACTTCCCGAACGGCACGCACGACGACCAGATCGACGCCGCTGCCGGTGCCCTCACGAAACTATCTGCCCCCAGCGCATCGGTGGGCTTCTCCACCTACGAGAGCTAGCCACCGATGGCCGATACCCCCCTGCAGGATCGCCCCTCCACGCCGCGCGCCGAGTACGTCATCGCCGCGCCGGACTTGGCCCTCGTTCGCAACCTGCTCGCTGGCACGCGGTGCATGCAGGCGGAAGCGAAAGAGTACATCCCCAAGTGGCCGGCCGAGAAGCCGCTGAGCTACAAACGCCGTGCAGCAGGAGCCAAGGTGTACGGCGGGCTCGGTCGCACGCTCTCGGCTGCAGTCGGTATGCTCTTTGCGCGTGAACCCGAGCAGACGGAAGGCTGGACGCCGGAGATCGAGCAACACGCCGAGAACATCGACGGCAAGGGCACGGCGCTCAAAGTCTTCGCGAAGCGGAAGGCGGAAGATGCAACCGCCGATGGGTTCACCTGCATTCTGGTGGATCACCCGACTGCACCGGCCGATGTCGTGGTGCATGGCGGGAACGAGGCAGAGTTGAACCTCCGCCCCCTCTGGTCCAGCTACACGAGGGCCGACGTGCTCTCCTGGCGGACCGCCGTCGTCGACAACGTGGAGACGGTCATCCAAGTCGTGCTCCGCGAGGGGTCTGCGGTGCCCGTGGGGAAGTTCGGCACGGCGGCGCGTGTGCTCTACCGCGTGTGCTACCTCGGCACCGTCCCATCACTCACCCAAGGCCAACCCCCCGAGACCGGAGCCGCGTGGGTGCTGCTCGAGGAAGTGAAGGAGAACGGCGAGGTGCGCGTGGTCGAGCGGGACCGGGGAGTGTTCCGCAACAAGGTCGGCGCTCCCTTCCGCCACATCCCACTCGCGATCGCGTATGCGGGACGGACGGACGCGACCCTGACCGCTCATCCTCCCCTGCTCGACGTCGCGTATGCGAACCTCGAACACTGGCGCGTCGCCACGAACCTCCGGTACTACGAGGATCTGTGCTGCTTTCCCCAGCCCACGATCGAAGGGGAACGGGCTGCAGATAGCAACGGTACGGTGCCACCCTTCCAGCTCGGCCCCGGCGTGCTCGTGCAGGTGACGCAGGGCTCGAAGTTCCTCTGGTCCGAAGTGTCAGGGACCAGCATCCAAGCCCTTCGGGCCTCGCTCGAGGAGAAAAAGAACGAGATCGCCGAACTGGGGATGTCCTTCCTCGCGAAGAAGACGCGGGGCGTTGAAACGGCCGAAGCGAAGCGACTCGACTCGACGGCGGAGAACTCGACACTGGCGACTGCAGCGCAGGGCATCGAGGACGGGATCAACCAGGCGCTGATCTATCACGCCGAATACTTAGGGATCGCGCCGGAGAACGCGCCGGTGCTCAAGATCAATAAGGACTTCGATTCGTCGGCCATGGACGCACCCACGATGCTGGCCTATGTGGCTGCCGTTCGGGACGCTGGGTTGCCGATCCGCATGCTGCTGGAGTCGTGGCTGGCGGGTGGCCGACTGCCGGCCGGCACGGACATCGACAAGCTGGAGTTGGAGATCGAGGCCGCGCTCGTCGCGAAGCAGCAGCAGGAGGCGCAGGCCGCGAAAGACGCCGCCGCATTGAAGCAGCAGCCACCGGCCAAGGCCGCATGACGCCACCGGTCTGCGTGTGGTGCCTTCGCCCCGCCTCCGATCACATTCACGACTCGCACCCGTTCACCGGGCCGCGGGTCGAGGTGCATCTGACGCCGCGGGAGCTGGTCCGGCAGATCGCTGGCGAGTTGCGCAAGATTGCGCGGGAGCAGATCGGAGCGGACGCCACGGCCTCGGACGCGCTCGACCTGATCGTATGACGCCGAGCGAGGAGAAGCTATGGTCGAGCGTCATCGCACGGTCAGCCGTATACGCCGCTGAGTTGCGGCAAGCGATCCTCGACGCCTTCTCGCTCATTCGGGACCAGATGAACGAGCGGGAGATCGCGCGCGCCGTGGAGTTGGGCCGCATCGATCTCCTGTTCGCCGAAGCACTGGATAGAGCGGCTAGAGACCTCGCCTATCGACAGATCCGCGAGTCCATCCGCAGGGGCATCCTCGACGGGGTGAAGTTCTACGCGCGTGACTTGCCTCGCGGGGGACGGATCGACGGCAAGCTCTCCATCGGCTTCGATCTCCTCAACCCGCGCATGATCGACGCGGTTCGCGAATTGGAGACGCGGGTCATCACCACGCTCGACCAGGCCCTCGTCGACACGGTGAAAGCCTACGTCGAGAACGGGATCCGCGACGGCGTGAACCCCCGGACGGTGGCCCGCTCGCTCCGATCGGTCCTCGGCTTGGCTCCGAATCAGGAGCTCGCGGTACGGAACTACGAGAAGGCGCTCCGCGGCGAGAACCCCAACGCCTCACCGACCGACTACCTACTCCGCGACAAGCGGTTCGATCGCACCGTCGCGAAGGGCGATCTGTCCGAGCAGCAGATCGAGACCATGGTCGCGGCCTACCGCAAGCGCATGCTGGCCTTCAACGCGGAGACCAACGCACGGACGGCAGCACTGGACGCCCAGAAGCTCGCGCAGCGGCTGTCCTGGGAGGACGCGATACAAAAGGGCATCGTCAGCCGCGACCGGATGCAAAAGACATGGATCGGCGTCCTCGACGAACGGGAGCGCGAGACACACGTCAAGATGGAAGGCGTCACAGTGGGCTTCGACGAGCCGTTCATCCTGCCTGACGGAACGCCGCAACAGATCCCCGGCGACACAGAATTCAACTGCCGATGCATCGCTCGGTACAGCCAAGCACGGGCCTGACTCAGTTTCCGCATTCGTGCGGGATGCTCCCCGCTTGACTCTCTAGGACGGAGCCCGAAGCACTCGCATCATTCATCCTGAGAGCCCGCACGCACTCACACCCTCTGGTCCCGCATGTTCCCAACGTTCAAGTCGAAAGACGAGATCCCGAAGGGCTTCGAGAACGCCTACGAGGAGA